TTTGGGATTTCCAAAAATTGCAACTGATGCAAAGAGATTCGGAGTGGAGATCATTAATGTATCCCCAGATAGTGCAATTAAGAGTTTTAAAAAAGTGAGTTTAAAAGAGGTGATATGAAGAGGAATCAAAAAAGGAGAAATAGAGTGAAAGCAAATAGGAAGAAACAACCTAAAAGGTTTTGGTGGTTGATTAGTCAAATTCAATTACATAATTATAAGATTGGAGCCGAGGTAGGTTGTATGGAAGGAGCCACGTCATCTAAGTTACTCAAATTTTGTCCTAAATTGAAGTTGATTTGTGTTGATCTTTGGGAATCTGATTATGATGTACTTTCTGACTATTGTAAAGAGACATACAAGGCTTGGGATTTCGATGAAATTAAAAGGCGATTTGATTATGTTGTATCTCCTTACCGACATCGTGTGACGGAGTTACAAGGATTGAGTTGGGAGATGGCTGACCGAGTAGAGGATGGTTCATTGGATTTTGTATTTATTGATGCCGACCATAGTTATGAGTCAGTCAAGAAAGATATTATTGCCTGGGTTCCTAAATTGAAGCCAGGAGGATTACTGAGTGGGCATGATATCCATTTAGAAGGAGTATTGAAAGCAGTAAAAGAATTAACGGTTAATTGGACAGATACAGAAGTGAATCATGTTTGGTGCTGTAAAAAAGAGAATTATGTATATTAGTGTTCAGATACCATACCAACCGAATCGAAAGATTGCCGTGGCTTATAACAGGGCTTTAAAGACCAGCGTATCAGATTGGGTTTTATTCCTGGATCATGATGTGTTTCTCTGTAATCCCTATTGGTACGAGATGTGTGCAAAAGCCATAGAGAGTGTAGGAAATGATCCAAAGGCAGCATTAATTACTTGTTTCGCTGGAGGAGAGAGAATGAAAAGAACATTAAAGGAAAGCGGGGAGCCAATGGATTCTATTACAAGTCATATTGCCCTTGCAGAACATTATTATAAAAAGCATGGGAATGAAGTGGAGAGGATAGATGAACCTGTGGCTGGATTCTTTATGTTATTGAATAGGAAGATTGCCCGAGAAATTAAATTTGTTCAAGGGGATCGGTCAATCAATAATGTTGATAAAATGTTTTGCAAAAAATTATTGGATAAAGGATATCATATTTATAGGATGTCTGGATTGTACATATATCACCGAAGAGGAATGAAACATTTGAAATGGAAACAAAAATAAAATACGGACATGAGGCTAATACCATGAAGAAGTTCAAATTCATGGAGCAATTTGGATTATCTCCTATGGTGAATGGAGATCCTGTGGTTGTTTTTGGATGTTATAATCTTGATGATGTTCAACTTATTTTGTCTCATAAAAATACAGTGGTTGTCGTTTGGATGGGGGAGGATAGTTTGTTTATTAAAGATAATCGTAAACAAAAGTCTCCATCCAAAACAATTTATAAGATGTTGAATAAACCTAATATAATTCATACTACATGGGTGCCTCCAATTCAAAAGAGGTTACTTAAAAAAGGATTAGATTGCAAACTATTAAAGATAAGTATAAAAGAGAACCCACCTGTTCAGCTATTAGGAACTCAGGTGTATACATATTTACAAAAGAAGAAACCAGAATACCATGGAAGTAAAATGGTTGATAGTTTGAATTTGAAAGATCGTTTATTGGTGGGGGATTATAGTATCAGTAGGGAAGATTGGTATGCTGGAGAGAATGACAAGATGTATTCCAATGTGTTTATTGGATTGGCTTTATCAAAATATGCTGGAGGATTAATGAGTATCGTGGAAATGGGAGTGAGGGGAATTCCAGTAGTGACTAATATTATTGATCTTCCTCATTGTATTCCCTGGGAAACGAAAGAAGATATTGAACAAGCTATTGAGCATGCCGCTAAAAATATAGGGAAAAAGAATACAGCATTGGCCAAAGCAGTCAGAGCAGAATTGGCTCCGATCAATGGGTGTTTTGATTTAGAAAAACTATTAATAAAATGATTACAGATAAGATTACCATATGTGCCATGTCTTTAAAAGGATTGAAGTCAATAGAGGCTATCGTTGAAGAATTTGGTCCTGAGATTATTGATATGGTGGTTACGGCAGAGGATAAGAATGTACAGAAGGATTATTATGCTGAGATCAAAGAATTATGCGATAAGAATAACATCTCAGTTCGTTCGAATAATGATACCACGCATCCTATACTTACTGAATATACATTTGCTATTGGATGGAAATGGATGATGGGAATACCAGCTGGGAAGATAATTGTATTACATGATAGCTTACTTCCACAGTATAGAGGATTTGCTCCACTGGTTACTGCTTTATTGAATGGGGATTCCCAAATAGGAGTAACTGCTTTTTTAGCTAATGAGAAACCAGATGAAGGGCCAGAGATTTGTAATTCATCTATCAATGTTTCTTATCCTATTACAATACAGGAGGCTACAGAAAAGATTATTATTTGTTACACTGATATCGTATTACAAATAGTAAAGTGGATTGAATGTGGGGCAGCAATTCCAACATATCCACAAGATAAAAGAAATGTTTCCCAGAGTGTTTGGTTAGATGAGGAGGATTACAATATTGATTGGATTCAATATGCGGGATACATTAGATTGTTTATTGATGTCAAAGGATCACCATATAAAGGGGCAATTACAACTATGCAGGGTACCTCCTGCAGGATATTGAAAGCTGAGGAATTGAAAGATAATGTAAAAATTGAAAATAGAACAAGGCATATTGGTAAAATTCTTAGATTAGAGGATGGTTGTCCTGTCGTTATCTGTGGAGATGGTTTATTGAAGATTACCAAGATGGAGAATTTACATAGAACTGATATATTACCTATACACACTCTTAAAATGAGATTTAGATGACAAACGAAAAAGTATATAAAGCTATTCACAATCCTTACGAGATCGTTCAGATGTTTGAGGAGGAAGTTGCTCATTATACAGGAGCTCCATTTGCCGTTGCTGTGGATAGCTGTACGGATGCTATTTTCTTATGTTGTAAATATTATCAAGTTGGACCAGTGGTGATTCCTTCTAAAACATATTTATCCGTTCCACAGACTATCCAACAAGCAGGCGGTGAAGTAATATTTAATAGAGATAAGAATGATTGGAAAGGAGTCTATAAACTTCATCCATATCCAATAATGGATGCAGCAAAAAGATTTACTTCAGGGATGTATGAAAAAGGAATAGCCATGTGTTTGTCTTTTCATATTAAGAAGCACCTGAAGATAGGAAAAGGTGGAATGATATTAACTGATAATGCAACATTGGTAGAGTGGTTGAAAAGAGCCCGCTATGAAGGAAGAAGTGAAAAGATGTATCATGAGGATTTTATTGATGAGGAGGGTTATAATATGTATATGACTCCTCAGCAGGCAGCTCATGGATTAGCTTTAATGCAAAATATGCAATTACACAATGATGATTTGGAAGAGCAGAATGGATATAAGGATGTAACAGAGTTTTCATTGTTTAAAGACCACGACATATTATGATAGAACAGAATCCCATATTGATAGCAGGACCACCCAGGAGTGGAACAACCATGATTGCAGGGTTGCTGAATCATCATGGGGTGTGGATTGGGCAAGGAAGAACAACACAGTATCCAGGAACCAATCCAAAGTTTGTAAGTGAAAATCAAGAAATAAAAAATATACTAAAATCTCAAGCACAAAAGATCGGTTATACAAATTGGGAAGTACCTCTTCCTGATGGTTGTTCCGGAAGCGAATTGAAGTATCTGCTTGAGCAAGTCGTGCCAGAAGGGTCGTCATGGTTAATTAAGACAAGTTGGACTCTTTTGTTCTATGATTTTTTCATAGAGGCGTACCCTGAAGCACGATGGGTTTTTCCGAAACGGAATCTTAGAAAGGTATTAGACAGCATGAATCGGCATCCTGGTATGAGAAAGCATCCCGATAAGCAGAAAAAACGGTTTATACAGGCATTACAAGCCCGTCAGTCGTTTATCTCTTGTAAGGTGGGTAACTATATTAATATAGACATTGAAGCGATCTCACAGCGTGATATGGATGAAATAGAAAGGCTGTTTAATTTTCTGGGAATGGAAGTGGATGAGAAGATTGTTAATAAATGGATTGATCCTAAAATAATGAAGCGATGAGCAACATGATTAACATAATATGCCTGTACTGGGTTGGGGATTTCCGTGGAAGGGATTTCAATGAGAATGATGTATGGAGATTATATCATTCAGTTCTCAAATGGAGTGACAGACCTTTCAACTTTTATACATTGACAAATGACATGGATGCAAAGCTCCCGGGAAAGAAGATCCAATTGAAACATAATTGGCCAGGATGGTGGAGTAAAATGGAATTACATCGACCAAATCTTCCTGAGGGAAGAACATTGTATTTGGATTTGGATAGTCATATCGTTGGGCAATTAGCTCCTATATTAGATACAGAAGGTGATTTAGTAATGTTCCCAGCGAGAAGCAAAGGAGGAAAGCTATCTGAGGGAAAGAAACAAGTGCATAAATACCAAGCTGCCACGATGTTGTTTACTGCTAATTTTCACACTTGGTTTTATAATATATTTTGTAAGAATCCAGAAGGGTACATGGATGCATATCGGAGTGAACAGGATTTGATGGGAGTAATGATGCCTGATCTGAATACCTTTCCGGCTGAGTGGTTAGTAAAGATGAGTCAATTAAGAAATAAAGATATCCCAAAAGGGACAATAGTAATAACGGGACAACCGAAGGATACTTCATTCAGAGATCCGAAGTTTGTTCCTCTGCTTAACCAAATAGCAAGATAATGGAAAAAATGTATGTAATCTGTTTTTATTGGGAAGGTGATCGCTGGAAAAGTGATCTGAAAGAAGGTGGTAAACTGGAGCCAAACTATCAAAAACATTTGAATAGAGTTGGGCAGGTTGATCCTGGAATGCCTTCCAAGTATGTCAATGAATTATTTAAAGGCGTCACCAAGTATGCCGATCGTCCGTTTGAGTTTATCTGTTTTACGAATGAGAAATTGAAAGTGAACAAGGGCATTGAGCTCCGTCCATTCCCAATGCATACAGAAAAAGGAGTCCTACCCAGGGTGTATATGTTCAGTGAAACAGCTGGGTTGAGAGATAGGCAAGTTTTATGTCTGGATTTGGATGTAGTTATTATGGGTGATTTGAAACCATTGATGGAGTACCAAGGTCAATTCTGTGCCCGTAGTAAATTTAAAAGGGGACAAGAGTATAAATTGGATGGAGACATCATGAGTTTTCGGGCAGGGAAAGAAACTGAAGATATATTTTGGAAACCTTTTATTAAAGATGTAAACGCTGCAGAAGAATTAACACAAGGTCGGGAAAGATATTGGATGAGGCATGTGGCTGGACAAACAGCAGACCGGTGGGATAAAGTTGCTCCAGGGAAGGTTGTATCCTTTAAATGGCATGTTCAATCTCGGCATGGATTGAAACCAAAGAATGCATCCATTTTAACATGCCATGGTTTTCCAAGACCACATCAAATATCAATTCCGTGGGTAAAAAAATTATGGGGATGAAAAGAGAAATAAAAATATGGGGAGAGCGTTGGTTGATTAGGCAAGATTCAACGCATGCCGTATCCTATCTAAGGATCAAGAAAGGGTATAGATGTTCCTGGCACGTACATAAGACGAAATTTAACTTGTTCGTGGTCTTGAAGGGGAGTATTAAGGTTGTCGTTGAAGAGTTAAGGGAACGACGGGAAATCACCCTTAGACGGGGTGAATCATTTACAGTTAAGCCTGGGCAATGGCATGAGTTCCAGGGAATGAAGAATAGTAAGGTAATTGAAGAGATGTATGTTGAATATGATGAGGGAGATATTAATAGAATTAAAGTAGGGAGTAAGATATGAAACCACCTATACTTATTACTGGGTGTGCCAGATCAGGTACTAGCATGGTGGCTGGCATTATTAATATGTGTGGGGCATTTGCTGGAGAAACTTCTGGCCCCAACAGGAGCAATGCTAAGGGGATGTACGAAAATGCACGGATCCGTAATACTATTGTCAAGCCTTATTATCAATCATTAGGAGTTGACCGCCTGGGTCAATACCCTCTTCCCAATATTGAAAACATGGTAATTCCTACTAATTGGAAAAGTAGAGTGGAACGAGTATTTGAAGAGGAAGGGTACCACCGAGGAGAATGGATGTATAAAGGGGCAAAAATGTGCCAACACTGGCCTGTATGGGATTACTCTTTTCCAGATGCGAAGTGGATAATAGTAAGAAGGAAAACCAGTGATATAATTAACTCTTGTATTAGAACTGGTTTTATGAGGGCTTTCTCCAGGACAGCCAATCAAAAAGCTGTTGGAGTAAATAATGAACACGACGGTTGGCTATGGTGGGTACATCAGCATGAAGATCGTTTTCGGGAGATGTTCAAGGCTGAAATGAATTGTATGATCATTTGGCCAGATAGAATGGTGGATGGGAATTTTGAGCAGATAGAAGAGATGATTGAGTGGTTAGGATTAGAATGGAAAGAGGATCAAGTGAGGGAATTCATTTCCCCGAAACTTTGGAAAAACAAGAATAAAAATAGGAGGTAATTATGGCAGTAAGAACAACAGCAACAGAAGTGAAAGCAATAATGGATACCAGTCTTGAAGATGCTGAAGTGAATGTATATATAGGTATTGCAAATTCTGTTGTAACAGATGTAATGGATGGTAGTGGGGTTGGGGCAGTTAGATTGGAAGAGATTGAAAGGTGGCTGACTGCTCATTTTATTACAGTTACCCGGGAACGAATGGGAGAGACAGAGAAGTTGGGGGAGGCTACTATTAAATACGTAGGCAAGTTTGGAATGGGATTAGATTCTACTCCATTCGGTCAGACTGTACAGATATTGGATACCACAGGAGCTTTCGGAGATCAGGCAAAACGACCAATAAGTATAAATGCAATAACAAGTTTTAGCTAATGAGTTTCACTAATTTTGTAACCAGGTCATGTAAACAGACAATCGTTTATTGGGGATCACCAGTGAAGGATGGTCGGGGAGGATCTACATTTGCTGATCCTGTAGAGCTGCTGGCTCGTTGGGAAAAGATAGATGAAGTAATAAAGGCTGCAGATGGAAGAGAAGTGGTGAGCAAGGCTCGGGTGTGGTTATTACAAGATGTCGATGAGCAGGGATATATCTATTTAGGGGATTTGGATGATTTAGAAAGTAATCCAGATGACCCCAGGGAAATAGATGGAGCTAATGAGATTCTTGCATTTAGGAAATTACCAGTATTTGGAAGTACAACTGAGTTTATACGTAGAGCAAGTTTATTAGCAACAGGATCACAAAATATATAATGGCAGTAAAGGGAGGATTAAAAGGAATAGAAACAGTAACAGCTGGGCTGAATAAAGAGCTTGGTCAGTTAACCATTCGTGGAGTGAATGGGATGCGACGTGCTGTTATATTAATCCGGGGCTCTATGGAAACTACTCCACCATTGATTCCATTAGATACAGGAAACCTCAGAGCAAGTTGGTTCCAGGAGTTTATTAACAATGCAGCTACTGGACAGGTAGGAGTTGTATTTGGTTTTAATGCTAATTATGCAGTTTACGTTCATGAGATGATGGATGATACTTATGTAGCTTCTGGGGAGGAAATTAATTGGAGTCGTCCCGGAAGTGGTCCTAAATTCTTGGAAGCATCCGTAAAACGAAATTCAAAAGAGATTGTTAGACTTATTGCGTTATCAATGAAAACAGGAAAATAATGAATCCAGCCAGTGAAGATATTCAAAAAATGCTTGTAGCAGATACCAGTTTAGTACTTGCAACAGATTTATTTATAGCAAAAGAACCAGCGAAGCCTGATAATTGTGTAACGATATTTGACACTCCTGGCTTCCCAAATCAATTAACATATAACGGAACAGAAATATACCAATATCCATCAATTCAAATAAGAGTCCGAAACAGGGTATATCTAACAGGATGGACATTGGCTAACACCATAATGGACTTATTACACGGCCGGGCACAAGAGACCGTCAACGGGACATTATACAGTCTGATCAGAGCAATGGGGGAACCTGTCCCTCTTCATTGGGATGAGAATGACAGAATTATTTTTATTATTAATTTTAACATTCAGCGGAGATAAGCTGAAAAACAAAGGAGGTAAATTATGAGTAGTACTGCTGTATCCGGAGTAGGGACATTGTTTAGACGATGGTCTGGCTCTGCGTGGGTAAACATCTCTGAGATTAACTCAATATCTGGCCCATCTAAAACACGGGACACTATTGATGTGACATCCTTAGATTCCACAGACGGGTATCGGGAATTCATTACAGGATTCCGAGATGCTGGGACGGTTCAGTTAAACATGAATTTTACCCGAGCTTCGTTCGACACAATGAATGATGATTTTGAGGCTGATGATCCTCAGAATTATGAAATCGTTCTACCTGATGCCGAGAATACGACGTTCGAGTTTGAAGCATTTGTAACTGAAGTTCCCTTGGAAATACCAACCGACGACAAGATCACTTTATCTGTAACTTTAAAAATTACAGGTCCAGTTGATACTGAAAGTGGTTCGGGTTCTTCTTAATCTATAATTGGCTTAATCACAGCTAATTTATTTATTCGATTATTAACAAACAAAAAAATAACTTAATCATGGTTAATTTTATTACGTATAAAGGAGAAGAGTATCCAGTAAAAGTAGGGTACTATGCATTTAAGAAATTACAAGATTTGAAGAAAGGTAAAGGAGGATCCATTGCGGATCTGGAAGGTGATTTGTCCTTATATGAACCTTTACTTTATTATTCTTTACAGAAGGGTGCTAAATTGGAAAACGTTCCAATGACGTTCAAGCTCAAGGATATGGAAGATGTTCTGGAGGATGTATTATTCAGCCAGTTTATGGATATTGTTGCTAAGTCTTTCGATACGGAGGAAACCCCAAGTGAGGATGCCAAAGAGGCAAAGCAAAAGGAGGTAGGCAGGGAAAAGGAGACGGACAAATAGATTATGATAAGATTGCTGCGAAGGCAGTTGCTGTATTAGGAATTACTATTGAAGATTTCTATACAATGTCTCCAAAGGAATTTTATTATGCTTTAAAGTTTAAGCAGGAACGGGAGAATCAAGAACTGGAATATGATATGAGATTACAATATGTAGTTGCAAGATTCCAGGCAGTTTTATTGATCAATCCACAGTTACCAAAAGGAAAGGGAATTAATGATCCCAGAGAGTTGGTTCAATTTAGTTGGGAAACAACTCCAACTCAATCTGTAGATCAAATGAAAACTTTCTTACAGGGAATGGCTCGGAGTGCTAATAAAAAACATAAAAAAGATGGGAGCAATACCAAGTAATTCAGTAAACGTAGGAGCATTAATAGCCTCCCTGGGATTAGACACCACTGCCTTTCAAGCAGGAATAGCGGGAGCCAACGCTAGTATGAAAGGTGTTAGCGCTAAGATGACTGCGTTGGGAACTAAGATGCAGATGATCGGTAAGAAAATGACAATGGGTTTGACTCTTCCTATTATAGCAATGGGAGTGGCTGCTATTAAATCTCAAAAGGATTTTGAAGCTTCCATGTCCAAGATTATTGGTTTGGTCGGAGTAGCTACTGATCAGGTAAAAGATTGGGAGAAGGCTATACTGAGACTTGGGCCAGCTGTTGGAAAAGGTCCAGAAGAATTAGCAGATGCCATGTTTTTTATTGCTTCTGCTGGTATACGCGGAGCTGAAGCATTAGATGTACTTGAGATGTCCGCTAAAGCTTCAGCATCAGGGCTTGGGGAAACCAAAGTTGTGGCTGACTTAGTTACTTCTGCTATGAACGCGTATGGGTCAGCTAATTTGAATGCAACGATGGCTACTGATATTCTTACGGCTGCCGTTCGAGAAGGTAAAGCAGAGGCTTCAGAATTGGCTGGAGCGATGGGGATGGTTCTTCCTATTGCTAGTGCTTTTGGGGTTTCTTTTGATCAGGTAGGGGCTGCATTTGCAGCTATGACTAGAACGGGTACGAATGCCAGGGTTGCCGCTACTCAATTGAAAGCTATTTTATCCAGTATGGCTTCACCTACTCAACAAGCTGAATCTGCATTAGAGAAGTATGGAACCAGTTCTGCTAAGTTTCGTAAGATTGTTGAAGAGCAAGGATTGATTGATGCTCTTCTCCATTTACGGGAGGCCACTAATGGAAATAAAGTGGCTATGGCAGAAATCTTTCCTAACATCAGAGGTTTAATGGGTGTCCTGGACTTATTAGGAGCGAACGCAGAAGAGAATATTAAAATATTTGATTCACTTACCAATGCAACGGGATCTTTGGATGCCGCTTTTGAAGCAGCTAGTGAAACCACTCAATTTAAGTGGGATCAGGCTGTTTCTCAAATCAAAACTACTTTTACCAAATTTGGGGAAGTTTTAAAAAATTCTATCATTCCCGTTATTGAAAATATTACGGAGAAAGTAAGAGAGATCACAGAAAAATTTGATGCTTTAAATAGTGCAGAGAAAGAAAACATTATTCGTATGTTAGCTTTGGCTGCCGCTGCTGGTCCTGTATTAATGATATTTGGTAAATTGATTAAATTGATAGTAGCCAATCCTTACGTGGCATTAGCCGCAGCTGTGGCATTACTTGTTATTGGAATTGTTAAATTAGTAAAGGCTTCTAAAGAACAAAATATAGTATTGGGAGCAGTAGATACTGCTTATAAAAAAATCAATGACCAAATTTTAGATGAGCAAAGTAATATTCAGGCTTTAATAAATGTAGCCAAGGATGAGAACGCGATGTTAGTAACCCGGGAGACTGCTATCAAGAAGTTGAATAAACTTATGCCTGATTATAATGGTTATTTGGAAAAAGAGACCGGGCATTTAAAAGCAAATGAAACAGCCCTTGATAATTATTTGAAAAAATTAGAGAAGAAAATAACAGTTTTAATTTTTGAAGAAGAATTAATTCAAGGTAAAAAGGATTTAAGGAAGGCTGAAAAAGAATTACTTGCTGCTGAATTAGATAGGGCAAGCAGAGGACCAAAGAATCAGGCTGATATGATTAATATGGCTCTTAGAGTTGAAGAAGCAAAAGGATCTGTGGAAGGATATACCAAAGCTATTGGTAATTTGAAAACAGAGATGGCTGGATTGGGTATTCTTGATTTAACTGGTGGAGGAGGCGGTGGTGGAGGAGGCGGTGGTGGAGGAGGCGGTGGTGGAGGAGGCGGTGGTGGAGGAGGCGGTGGTGGAGGAGAAGGAGCTCCTACGATTTCAACGGTAACACCTACGGCTAACGGTCCTGATGATGATATGAGCAGTGCCTTTCAATGGTTAAATAAAGAAACGGCAAAAGAATCACAAGTCAGTATGGATGCTTTATCTGATTACTGGTCAAAAACTCGTAATAAGATGTTAGCTGTTTCTTTTGCAACTAGAAGAGCATCAGCAATGGCAATGCAAGCGGGAGTGGATAAAGAACAATCCTTGGAGCAATTAAGTTATGCGCAAACAATTGCCCGATTAGAACAACAAGCAATTGATGAACCTGCTCTACGAAATCAAATAGATGCACAAATTGAAGCTGAGCATGATGCCCATGTTAAAAGAATGGAGGATATTGATACAGCTTCTGACACTAAGATATTCAAAGGAAAAGTCAAAACAGCCCAGGCTTGGATTCAAAATGTAGCTGCTGC